TTTTGCTGCTATAGCTGGGGATAGTCTATTTTCGTGTGCAAAATTACGTATCCCTTCTATAAACTCTCCATCAAGCGAACTTTTCTCTGCATCAACTTCCACCTTGTAATTCTCTATTACTGGGTCATATCCATTCAGCTTGCTGTAAAATTCGTCAATCTCTTCCTTACTAGATTTATCAGTAGGTAAAACAATTTTTTCCTTGCCAAATTGTTTTTTACCATGTACGTAACTTTTCATTACATTGTTATATGAAATGTTTCCTTCCTGATCTACGAATGGTTTTAAGCTAGGATCATTCTTTAACCCTTCCTCAAATCCCTCAGGCCATTTAACTTCTAAATCACCATAGATAGAGTTAACTCCCTCTGGTAAAACTGGGTCTATCACTGGTGCTACATCTGGGTCTACCACTGGTGCTACATCTGGGTTTAAAATTGTTTCCATTAAAAATCCTCCTGGTCATTATTGTTTACTTCTTTCTCCGCTAACTTTAGTAATTTATCGAAATCTGTTTCTATAGTAGTTACGATCCTTACAAATACGGATCTCTCCCCCTCATTAAATGCAGTTTCATAGGGATCTCTCCCCATAGCACTAGAAAGAAAACCACAGGATTTAGATAAATCCTCTAGAACCATCATCCCATCATCTGTTGAAAATAATCTTTGATAGGCGGAGATCACCGCCATTTTCTTTTTTTGTATAGTATCCAAAATACACCTTCCTTCAAAAAGTTATTTCTTCTTGCCTACGCTTTTCTTTTTTGCTTTTGTAACTCCCTCCAATGATTTTTCCTGAGTCTTTATATTTACATTATAGGCTTTCCTAACACTTTCATTCTCCACGCTTTTCTTACTACGCTCTAAATTTTTTTTGGTCTCGCTTGCTGCTTTAGTTTCTCGACTACGATCTAAAAACATCTGAGCTACCTTTTTAGTCTCTTGGGAGAGATCTTTATCGCTAATCATTTTCCTATAATCTTCATTGGTTAAATGAATTGGATCTTTCTTAGTATCCTTTGGCATCTTTGCAAAGTTAGATTTCTTATTAGATGATTTAATCTTAGGACTATCGGGGCCCTCTTTGCCTACTTTAATCTTAGGCGTTTTACGATTCTTAAATTTCACATTCGGCGTTTTGTACCCAACGCTTTTTTTCTTTGCCATAATTACTCCTTGGCAGCTGGTGCCATCTTATTTATTGATTCTGCTTCGTGAGTCTGATCTTCTTGCTGCTCCATTTTCTGTTGGGCTTCTGCTCTAGCTTTTCTAATTTCTTCCACTTCTTTACCACTCCTTAGCGAAGTAGTTGGTGCCCCGAATATTTCCCAATTATATTTTAATAACTTATCCCCGTCAATAAGATCTAGAACTTCTGGCTGTGCTTGAATTATTACAGATGTTGATTCAATAGCTCTCACGATATTCTCAGCCTCACTAGTAATTTGTGCCTTAGCTATTGCAGAAGTGTATTTTATTTTTAACTTCCCACCTTTTAAATCCCCTAATTCTTCTGGGATTGGTGGTAATAAGCCCTTGTCCAACATCAGACCAAACAGTCTATCTATAATTGGTTTCAATAATTCTCTATGCAATCGACCCAAAATAGGACCTAATGTTCTCAGTTGCTCATCTCTTCTCTGAATAACTTCCGTAGCTGTCATCCTATCAGCAACTATCATTCTAAGTTGGTCGATATAGAAATGTTGCTTGATATCTCCCTTAGAACTATCCATTATCTCTAGCCCGATACCTGGATCTGCCCCAGTAAATATAGGCCTAGTTTCCATCTTAGTTGTAGCTCTACGATAATTAACACCAAAGGGCTTTAGATTTAAAGGTCTTAGGAATCCATTATCTGGGGACTCTACTGGGGGAGCTATCTTTAGTTGAGCCCCCTGTATAGTTACCTTCTGCATAGAGTTTAACAATTTAACATCTGCCAATGCTTTCATTAATGGGGATCTTCCGTATTTCTCATCAGAAGTTTTGGACCATCTTGGCACAGCGTATGGCGCTTCCTTAAATCCCTTTAGCTCTAAAATGTATGCAGATTTTTGTAGTATATGGTAAGAGACATATTTCATGGATTTTGGAAGTTCTTTTCCTCCAATATCTAATTGCTTCTGCAACTCTGCCCTCTTTCTGGGCTTTATAACATGGATAATTACAAACTTCTCTTGAAGTTCATTCCCCATATCTCTCTTAATCTCTTCTGGTAATTCCCCAAATTCCTCTATAATTTGATAGATATTGAACTCATATTCCCGACTTACCGTCTTTACATCCCCTCTCTTATCTTCCCCTATCGTACACCTATAAGGAGGAATACTTTGGAAGTTGATTACATCTTCCTCATCCTCTTCCATCTTTAGGACATTGGTGCCACTCGATGCAAGGTCTATATAAGTTTCATGTATCTCTGTTTGAAAGTTAGATCCGTTTAAAGTGTCTATCATCCGATGAACAACTTCATCTAGCCAAACTCTAACATTATCATTTTGATCTAGCTCTCTGATCCCAGAGGTTAGTCCAAACCAAATTGAGGCAGGATTGGTTAGCATACCGTGGAAAGCACTAGCTACAAAGTCTATACACCATATTGCGTAGGCAGTAAATAGCTGAGATCCGGTGGCTTTAGACCCTTTAGTCCTTTGCCCATACATATTATTTTTTCTAGGTACCCCGTAATAGGAGCATTCTTCCCAAGATTCGGTCCACTCTGACCTATCTACTTTATTAGACTCATGCTCTTTTATTAAAGATCGCCCAACTTCTTGGTTTTTCATATCCATAATTTATCCTAATACAGTAGGTGTCTTTTCTCGTTTAGTTAAAATTGTTTGAGATCTACCTGGTGCAGCTTTTCTACCTGCTCTTACTTTAGCTAATTGATTCATCAATTCTTTAGTTTTTGGGTCTATGACTTTCTTTACCCCAAACATTCTATTTAGTCTGGATCTATCTTCACCACCGGCAAACAACCCATGTTGCCAGCGATCATAATCCCTTTTTCTCTTTTCTCTTTTAGCTTGGTCATCCTCAGTCTGACTAGTACTGGTATCCTTCCCTTCAAAAAGCTCTTCTATAAAAGACATATAGTCCTCCTTTTTTAACCTAGTATATCATACTCATGATCAGCAGTACTAGGTAAACTTCCATGAAATGCGTTTACAGACCGACCAAACCCTGGCTGATAGTCTAAAGCAAATTGACGAAATGCGTCACAGCCATGTGAGGCCCAGTTGTGGGTCGGCTTCTCATGATACACCTTCAACTTAGTATCATACTTCTTACTGTAATCCTTTAATGATGCTATACCTCTTAATCTTCCATGTATATAAGGATTGCAATTTTTCTTATCAAAATAACAATGGCGGAGTATAACTCTCACCGCATGGATATCTTCCCCGATATTAGAAGTCCTTTCCAATGCCCTAACATTCTTAAGTCCTTGAGCTTCTAGAAACTCTATTCGGGTCTGGTTAGTTTGCAGTTCATGGTGATCAGCATCATGTGGCACTATATGCTCATTATACCTATACCCAAATTCATCCTCACACTGTTTAATAAAATCCACTGGGGCTTCAAGCCCTTTACCAACTTCTTCCCAGTATCTAATTACATGAACTTCTCTACCCGTTTCTTGGACAAACCATAGGGACATACCATCCCGACCCATATCCCAGTAAGTGTTCACTAAAGATGATTGATTATGTGGAACATCTGTGATCCGACCTTCCCTCATAGCATCATCCATATACTTCTGATAATATTTTCCTGAGGGTGCTGCATTAAAATCGCACTCATACTCTTGATTATAGGCTTCCTCGGACATAGTCTCTTTAAGCATTGCCAGTTCTTCATCATCAATAATCCCCGTTTCACTTGCCTTGTGTAAACAGGTAAACCATCTCTCTGGGTTAGCTAAAGCTCGATCATATAAATCCTTGAAATTATTATCCCCCTTAGGAGTACCGATAATAATCTCCCACCCTTTACGGTCGGATAGCATCGGGAGGAATACCTTGTCTCTAACATCTGGGTGCATATCGGCAAACTCATCTAGGGCATAGCCATCTAGATATATACCACGAAAGGAATCAAAGTTCTCTGCTCCAAAACAATATATGGTACAGATTCCAGCTGGGTGTGGGAAAGTTGCTCTGAGTTTGGACTCATTAAACTTAATTCCAGGGATATGCTCTAGATAATGCTTAAAGTACGGCCATGCAATTTTTTCAACCTGTCCGACAGTCGTAGCTACGAAAGCGTAGGTTGGATCTCTATAAGGAGTCCCAGTCTTTGGGTCCTTCTTATTGAACCTAATAGCTTGGTCAATCATTTCATTTACGGCAAGAACAGTCTTACCACCTCGTCTATGAAAGACGAGTACATTATGTCGTTTTAATAAGTTATGTACTTTCTGTTGCCAATCTCTAGGAACATAACCCGTTGGGATTCTCTTATAATGAGGCTTTATTTGCATTTTCTATTCTGTCAATAATAGATTGCTTATTGAGCCCGCCATTAGCTTCTACCCCTAACCATGCACAATGGTCGAGTAGTTGAGACTTAGTCCACTCCATCAGATCTTTCGGGAGTTTTTCTGCCATCTCTGGAACTTCTTCCAGATCAGCTTCTATCTTCTCAACGATCTTTTCTTCTGTGGTAACTACCTTTTCTATCACTGGTGCTGGCTCTAAGTCCATTAGAACGAAAGCCCCTGCCTCATTTAATACTCGTCTGACAACCATACTTTCTCCTATTAGATTGTTGATACACCCCTAATCATAAAATAAGACCCCCGATAAATCAAGGGTCCATATGAAAAAGATGTCAAGATGGTTATAGACTTTTAGTTTAAGTGCTGTATATAATGATGTCAAGAAGGAAGAAAGGTGAAATTAAGAAAATATCTAGACAAATACAAGCTTACATTAAGGGCATTCTCTAGAATCACTGGGATTCATGAATCTACATTATGTGGTTATTCCTATGAAAGTAAAATGCCCAGTCTTATAAATGCCATCATTATAGTAGCAGCTACTAACCACAGGGTTGAATTTATAGATCTAGTGCCCACTAGATATAGAGCTAGAATCCATAGAAACTTTGGACCCGATCATCACAAGAATCTTCTCTAAATATATATTAGCCAATAAATTAAAAGTACTATTAACCCATACAGAGTCATATCTGATATATCCATAGTTCCTATTATTGAAAGTGTAGACCTACACTTTCATAATTATTCAAGGAGAGCATCGTGGGATGCGTCATAAAGGTATCTGAAATTTCTAAAATAATATATAC